TTATAATATGTCAAAACCAAATCTCTGTTCTATCTGCTGCATTTCCCCTTCAACCGGAATGTATACCCGGCAAATGAAGGCAACGGACCTGCTTACAAAGCCGAAGTCTGAACCGACCCCGTGCTGGTTCCCGTTGTCGATGTGGATGGCAAGCCTGTTGCCATCCACGTACTCAGGCGTCCAGAGGTTATCTGCCGGTACATTTCCGCTGTCACGGAACCATTCCACTTCGGTGGCACCGTCCGCCATCACATCATCCGTTATATCCGTAGTTCCGAAATATATACGTCCGGACATTACCGTATCCACACCGCCTATGACGAATGCCTCCCCACCTGAAAGGGAGAGCTGGAGCGAATACCTGCTGTCGCCCTCAAGGAGTCCCCATGACGGGGAGTTCCATTTCGGTTCGTCGGTTGTCTTATCTGACAGACACCCCCACTTGCAGCCAAGGTGGTAGACCGTATGCTGTTCCAACAAAGTATATTCGCTGCCGGAAGGCTTCGACAGTTCATGCTGAACAAACCGGTAAGGAGCACCGCTCTGGGCCGTTTCCAGAGACCAGACACCCCGGTCTACCTTGTTGGGAACGACATCGCCGTTGTGGTCGAGTTGGTAGAATTTCTCGGCAATGACTGTCTGTGCCATGACGCCTGTCTCATTCTCGGAAATCGGCAGCTTTTCAAGTGCCTTGGTACGGGGAAATCTGCCGATACTGATTGAGTAGTTGTAGTCCTCCAATATCGGCTTATACACGTTGGACAAAAACATGATGCGCCCCTCACGCGAAGAAATCATCCACGACTGCGCCCGTTCGTTGAAGCCGCCTGCTTCAGGAAGCGTACTGTTACCCCTGCGGGTTACGTTGTAACCGGCCAACGGCGGATAGTTCGTGCCTCCAGGCACTTCGCTGTCCGGATAGAGCACGACCGTTATGCTGTTCTCCTCACTGTTGGTGGTAAGAATACGCATCCAACTGGTGTAATACTCGGAACCACCTGTAAGCTGTGTGTTAATGATGGAGAAGCAGACATCATTCTCCTGGAACTTCATGAAGTCGAAGTCCGTGCGTTTCTCTATTTTCAGACGGTAGGTATTTTCTCCCAAATCCTCCACGGATTCTATCTTGCCAATCTCGGTAAAGGAGTAATCAGATTCCATTCCTTGAATCTGATTAATAATAAGGTCAAGCACTGACAGTGAACCGCGGACTTCCAACCGTTCTACCTGTACCCGGCCATCAGGGAATATCCCTGCACCCTTGCCGGCAATCATACTGTCTACGAACTCGCCGAACCTTACCGGGTCCATGAAGGTTTTCGTACCGTATGCCGTGTCCGGATATAACCGGGAAAAGAAGTCATACAGACAGCGGCGTGCCGAATACAGGTTGTTGTCCGTCGGAAGGGTACGGTCGCCGGTCCTGATTATATCGGGAAGGGACGATGCGACATCACGGATATAGTTCTGCACCCCGGTTATGCCGTCCCGTATCTGTTCGAGCGTTCCGGGACTCAGGGCGTCGCTTATCTCCAGGTCCATCTTCGAGGGCAGGTTCACATTCCGGGTAATCTTCGTGATACGGCTGTCACGGTAACCGGTATCCGGAAAATACTTCCGGCTCTCCAGCCTTACACGCCGTCCGATGAACAGGTCCGCACCGTGCTCCTCAACCCATACATGGTCAGTCGGGGCCTTGTAGACGCCGATGTCCTGCCAGTGTTCCCGGTTATACTTGTCTACGGCATCGCTGAACTCCTTTTCGGCCGACGGATAATACTCGTCGGGCATGCGGATATTCCAGATTATATAATGGTCGCCCACCTTCGGGACAAGCGTGTCACCCGGAAGCTGCATGCCGTCATCATAAGGCCAGATGGTCACAATCTCGAATTCACGGGTATCGCTGTCGAAATTGACATCGAAATAGTGTCCGTCATCCTTGCCGAGCCCTTCAAGCTCACCGTCCTGGAACGATACGCGCTTGACCGCTCCGGGAAGTTCATAACTGTTCGGGTCGAAATCCAGGGAAGCGTCACTGAAATAATATACCGTATAGGGTTCACCGTCCTTGTCCTTCACCTCCTTGCTGCGCACGCCGCTTACCGTACCCACACGCCTGGGATAGATACCGCTGAAGGCATCGCGTTCGTAGCGGTCGAATATGCCGTACTCGTCAACGCCCACCTCGACAAACTTCTTCCCGCCCGGAAGCATCAGGCGGCTGCTGCCGTACTTTTCCGGGTCGATGTTGCGCGAGGAGCCTATCGGGAACAGGCGGGTGTAGAACCCGGCCGTGCTGCCCGTGACGCGTTCCAGGGAAACCAGCCCACCGCCGTAACCCAGCGTGATGCTTTCCCCGTGCTCGCAGCGGCAGACGTTCACCGTCTGTCCCTCGACCCACCATTCGGCCTTGCCGCCCACTTTTTCGGCAATCGCCTTCAGGGCCTCATTGCAGTACATCCCCTCGTAATCTATGACGATGAGTTCCGTACCGTCAACCTGCCCGACCTTCCAGTCGGTGACATCCCCCATGCCGGCATTGACGGCACTGACCACCAGCGCCACATGCTCCCGCGGCGTAGCTGTCAGCGTGAACACCGGTTCGGCATCGCCGTCCGTCGTCTCCAGTACAAGGAAACGCCTGACGAGGCTCTCGATGCCGTACAGTTTCAGATCGTAGCGCCATTCGCCTTCACTCACCTGCTTCGGCGTGTAGCGTTCCGTCAGCCAGTAACGCTCGCCCATGAAGTCCGTGTAGTCGTTCACATCGACGGCTATATGGGCATGGTGCGTGAAGGAGAGGGCCAGCACGTTGTCACCCTGCACCTCCTTCCGCTGGGTCGAACTGTCGTCAGCGGCGATGTCCGCCCGCCTGTTTCCTTTCCTGTCGTATATCGTAATCATGTTCGGTTATCGTTTAAATGCCGTTTGAATGTCTTTTTAATCCGTCAGATGACCGGTACGGGTTCACGGAACTTCACCTTGAACTTGCCCGCATGCACTCCCTCCCTCCACAGATAGGTCAGCGGGGTAAACTTCGTGCAGTCCGCATATTTCAACCGCAGCTGCAGCCCCAACTGGGGGAGGCTGATGTCCAGCCAGCCGTCTTTCCCCTGTTTCAGGAAGTTCACAAAGGCGAAGTACTGTCTCATCCATCCCGCCTTTGTCCGGTTGAACAGGGCGAAGTTCAGCGTCACGTCACGCGCCTCGTTCCTCGGGGTGAGCACGGCGCTGTATTTCTCCCCGTGCTCCTCCCGTATATCCACGGCCGTGTCCTTCTTGGCCTTGCTCGGGGTCAGGATGGCCGTCAGGTTCTCCATGCCGCCGCGCCGGTCTTCCACCAGGAATACACCGTATTCAGTCCAGATGTCCGTGCCGTTTACCAGCACCAGACCGCTCAGTATATCTGCCATATCAGTTAAATTTTATACCGTCACGTTTTATCGTACGTATATCTTCCTTTATCTCGCCCAGGCAGGCGGTACCCAGCCTGGTGTGCTCCTCTATTTTAGCCAGGTATCCTTCGGCAGCGCTCATCTTCTCCGCGACGTTCTCGATGCCGCTGTCCATGCTTGCCCAATGCCGGAGACCGCCGGTGAACATGCCCTCCAGCTTCGTGCCCTGCTCCTGCGTCATGGCGGTGAAAGCGCCGGGCTTGCCCGTCTGCACCGTGCCTTCCTCCTGCACCTTGTCGTAGCCCGTGGCGGCGGCAAGTTTGTCACGGAGCTTCATGGCTTCTTCCACATACTGCATGTACTCATCCATCAGCGCGTTCCGTTCCGCTTCGGTCAGATCGTTGTCCTCCATCGCCTTGCCGAACTTCTCCCACCAGCCCTTCAGCTTATCGTTGTACAGCTCGCCGATCTTATTGCTCAGCATCGCACGCATGAAGTATTCCGAAATGTCCTCAGCCGCATCCTTGGCACCGTACTTCATGTTCATCAGGTTGTCGATGAAGCTGCTGTACATACCGTCGAATGAAATACCGGTCAGCCCCTCATACAGCTGGTCGGTCAGCTCCTCCAGCTTGCCGGCCTGGTCTATATAGTCATCCAGCTTCTCGGTCAGTCGCCCGCCGTAGCCGCCCTTGCCGGTGTTCTGGATTTGAGTCCACATGTCCACGTTGCTGCGCAGCGCCTTCATCTCCTCCGGGCTCAGGCTCCACAGGTTCCCGTCCCACTGGCGGCCTATCTGCCCGCTCAGTTTGTCAATCTGTGTCTGGCTGAATCCGCCCCAGTAGTAGTTCCAGGAATGGTGGCTGCCGTGGTAACCGGCCTGCGCCATAGCCATCTGCAGGTAGTTCGAGTTTGTCTCCTGCTGCATCCTGTATGCATCACGGTAGGCCGCCACACTCTTCGCGCCCTGGCCCCGCCTGATTGAGTCGGTCAAATCCTCAATAGAGGTCTGCAGTATCTCATTCCGGTCGGTCAGCCGCTCCATGGTGGCCTGTACTTCCTTCGCGTTGCTGCCGTTCCAGTCGATGATGCCGCCCAGGCTGAACACCTGCTTCACCGCTCCGCTTACCGCCTTGATACCGCCGGTAATGATGCTCATCGGTTTTGTCAGGTCTATGCTTTCCAATCCGTCCAGCGTCTGCCCCAGACCCTCCAGGTATTCGCCCATCCATTCCGGGGGATCAATGCCGAACTGTCCCGCCAGTCCCAGCAAATCCTCGGCGACTCCCACGTATTCCTTCACCTGTCCCACGCTGCCGTGCAGAGCATCCGTGGCTTCGGCCAACGCTTTCTGTTTCGTGTTCCGGGCGGCATCCAGGGCCGCCTTGGCATTTTTCTGCTCGGCCTCAGTCCCTTCTTTCACCACCTTGTTGTAGGCATCCTGCGCTTCCTTGACGGATATAGTCGCAGATTTCACCTGTGACATGGATGTCCTCAACGCTGTAAAAGGATTGCGTTCGTTCTGTTTTTTGTCGATCGAATCTATTGCACGGACCAGGTCTTTCAGGCTGTCCGGCTGCAGTTCCTTTTGCGTATCGATATATTCCTTCAGCCGGATTCTAAGGGACTGGAGACTTTCGGTGGACACCTTGTCGAGATCACCGAACACGGCTTCCCAGTCCAGCCCTTCCTTCAGTTCCTCCATATCGAGGTCGGCCATCTTTTTCTTCAATTCTTCCTGGAGTGTTTTCCGTTCGCCTTCTGTGGTGGCTGCAGCAATACGCTTTTCATACTCCTTAGTAATAGCCAGTTTCTTTTCCTCGTAGTTGCCATATTCCGACAGGTAGTCACGCATGGCCTGGCCTTCTTTTTCCTTTTCTTCCTCGAAGGTGGCCGTAATGGCAGTACTCCGGTTCTTGTCGTTCGAATCGCGGGCTGCAACAAGGGCATCCGTCTGTTCCGGGGTCAATCCGTTTCCGCCGGTGGATATGCCGGCTTCCTTGTTCTCACGCTTCCAGGCGGCTTCCTGCCGGTTTATCTCTTCTTTCCGGGCGTTATAGTCATATTCGATTTGTGCCAGTTTCTTTTCGGTGCCGGCCTGCATGCGGTCTATTTCCTCTTTCCGGTTCTCGGCCTGAAGTGCTGCAAGTTCCTGCGCCAGCCTGCGCTCGGTGGCAAGCCGCTGTTTGGCTTCCGCTTCCGCATTCTTACCGGACTGTTCGGGGTCGGTATGTCCGCCGATATTCCCTTTCCCGGCTGCTTCTGCGGCTTTCTTTGCCTCTTCCTTGGCTTTTGTCAGGTAAGCTTCGCGTCTCGCCTCTGCCTCCTTGATTTTCGCTGCCTTGTTGGTCTCATTCTCCTTGTCCACTTCCGCATCCATTTCTTGTGGGGTAAGCCCGACATGATGGGCTCCCATTTTGGCCATAAAGCGGAAAAATCCGCCATGTGCGCCTTCCACTTCGTCCGGATTCTGGGCTTTGATTTTATTCACCTCTTCATCTGCTTCTGCAGCTTTGTTGACAAGGTTCTGGACATTGGCCTGATGAAGCAGCACCTGCACATAGTCCTCGCTTTTTTGGATAAGGGTGTCATACCACCCGGATAAGGTCTGATAATAACCGAAACTTTCCCCGTACTTGCGGTTCAGCTGCTCCACCTTGGCCTTTTCCTGTTCCTTGCTGCCGGTGAAATTCTTTATTTCGTCGATGACCGATTTGAGCTCGAAACGGGTACGCACCATCTGGGCGCGGCCGTCCTTTTCTATCTCGGTCATTTCTCTGAGTGATATGTTGAATTCGTCCACACCTTTCCTGGCACTGAACAAGTCTTTTGTCCACGCCACGAACTCGTCACCGTACATCACCAGCAGCATGATGCCGGTGGTGAACGCTGTCTGCCATGAAAAGAGGGAGGAAAGCACCTGCTTCCATACCGGTATCCCTTTTTTGCCGGACTTCTGCAGCTCGTCGTATTCCTTCCGGGCACGGGCCAGCTCGTCTGTAAAAACCGGCAGGTTGTTGCTGATGGCCATAAAGAACATCTGAGGTCCCATGGCCAGCGAGGGCATTTCACGGGCTATCTGCTGGATGCTGTTGTGCAGGCCGCCCAGCTGGCGTCGGGCGTCGGGCACATCCGCAGGCGTGACCTGCACGGATTCTGATTCCTCCTGCAGCAGTTTCAGTTTGCCACGCAACTCCTCAAGAGTCTTTTCCAACGCGTTAATCTGTGCGATGTTCGCACGCTGGTCCAGGTTGGGGGCGGCTGTCTCACCGGCAAGGCGCAGCCTTTCCAGTTCAGCCTCCAGCAGTCTGACGGTATTACGCAGTTCCAGCGCCTCACGTTCGGCCTTGTCCATGCCGGGCGTGAGTTTGTCCTTCATTAAAAATTCAATTTCTACAGGTTTGCTCATTCCAGTCTGCTTTGAAAAAATCCTACAATATCATTCGCTTCATCTTCCGCGCTGGATTCCGGTCTGGAATCATGGTTTCCGCTGCCTTGCTTTTGACGCACATACCGGGGCGCGTCGCCCAGCATCATAATCAGCGTCTGGTAGTTCACACCGTCCAGGATGTAGTCCACACTCCAACCGGTCGCGGTCGCTATCTGCCATACGAAGCCGAAAGGGCTATGGGAACCCTCATAACGGGTTCTTAACTCCCCTTCCTTGCCCGGCTCAGTCTCGGCTTCATCGGGTTCGCCCGTGCTGCCGACCTGATAATACGCATAAAATCCTCCGTACCCATCATCCGCTCAAATGTCCGGAACATGGCCGTCAGATAGCGCCACTCTACGAAGTTCCGCAGTACCCAGGCCGTCAGACCGATACCCACATGCCGCGACACGTAGCCCCGGCATACCGTATAGGCCAGCAGCCGGCTCACTGCCTGACCATGCTCCGCCACAAAGGCCAGTTCCTCCGCCTTGTCCTTCGGCTGCCAGTCGGGCTTGACACCCATCTTCAGGTATTCCCTGGCCAGCAATATCAGCCCCCGCAATCGCGGCCGCTTCATCGTCACACGCATCTCCACGGGGCGTTTCAGCCAAGGCAGCTTCCACTTTTTAAGAGGAACGGACACGCCGCTGTCAAGCAGCGCGTCCGCACATTCCATTTCTATCAGTTGTTCCAATCGGTCGGCCATACCTTAATTCTTTCTGCTTTTGGCCTGTACAGACGCGGCTGCTTCCGCTGCCGGAAGCTTGTACTGTTTCCACTCATCCGGTATTGCTTCCGTATCGAACACACCGTAAGGCTGCGAACCGTCCGCCGGCATAGCCACCTCAAGCGTGCATTCTATCTTGGCCGTTTCCGTAAGCGTCAGCTTGCCGCCCAGGTTGGAAAGCAACGTACCGTTCGGTATCAGTACACTCTGTCCGGAAACCAGGCTGAGTTCCCACGGACCGTCCATCAGCACGGCCGATGTAGGAGCGGTCCAGCCCACAGGAGTTTTCTTTTCCGTATCCTCCTTCTTGTAATGAAGGGAGCCCCCAAGCAGTTTATGAAGATTCTCGTAGTTCAACTGGATGACATTGAACGTGGGGGCGATACCGCCGTTGCTCTGCGGAATAATCAGCACAGGAGTTCCCGGCACCTGTTCCGCGTTTATCTTGGTCGATTCAGGTTTAACCCCGCCCATATCAAACGAACCGGGTTCGATATAGCCCACCACAAAGTCCTTGTATTTCACGGCACCGATGCCGTACATGAAATTCTTGTTCATCATTTCTTCAGTTTGATAGTTAATAATACCCCGGCAAACAAGCCGGCCAATACACCTATGATAAACACCCGTACCGGGTTCGGAGGGCGTTTTTCTTCCGTTTGAACGTCATTTAAAGTTCCGTTCCTGGTCTCGCTTCGGATGCGTGTCAATTCTTCTTCATACCACAGAACCAGTTGCTGCAGACTGTCACACGAGGCTTCGGCCACGATGTTCCCGCTGCCGTCACTGCCTACGGTCAGATTCGCCTGCCCGCTCTTACCACGGTACACGGCACCTTCAGGAAGTTTACGGAGGCTGTCCGGCGGTATCGTCAGCTTCACCGCACTCGCCGGTATCCCCGCCATCACCAGTCCCGCCCGCCGACTTCCGCCCGCGCTGTCGGCGCTTGCCGCTTCCGTCTGTATCTTCTCCGCCATCGTGCTCTTCCTGCTGCTTGCGCAGCCCGCCAAGCACAGGGCAATCGTCATGATGGCGGCAACTGTTGGCCGTGTCAATAGCCTTCCTGAGCCGTGCCATCTCGCGTTTGTTCGCCTGCAGGTCCTTTCTTGTTGCATTCAGTTCTTCTTTTAACGGTTCGACAATATTCTCTATCAGGATGCGCGTGGCCTTGTCCACGTTGTCGATACGCACGGTCTCGGCCGTGGCGTTCGCCTTCCTGACAGTAGGCCTGATGGTTATCAGGGCCGTCAGGGCGGTGGCAAGACCGCCGCCCAGGACAAGGTTCAGCAGCTCGTTGAAATCCATAGCGCATCCAGGCCGGACAACCGGCTATTTGCCTGACGCCTTTCTGGCGAACAGGCCGATCAGCCACTGTATGAAACCCGTATCGGCAATGCCGTTGGCCACAAGGGAGGAACCCAGACCGTAAAGAAGGGCGATATACCACTCCACATCCGCCACAAAGCCCGCGTCAAGCCACCAAAGCAGCATCGCGGCGGCAATGCCGGTAAGCCAGCTCACAAGCTGCGTCCAGATGCCTGACATTTTGGGGAAAAGTTTCTTGATGCCCTCCACAAGGAGGACAACGCCGCCGGCGAAACCGGCAAAAGTCGCAATCATCGCGTCATAGTCAGCCTCAGGGGTCACACCATCCTGGGCAAAAGCCACGGATACGAATCCGAGCATCAGTGCAAAAAATAATAGAAATCGTTTCATCTGTCTTTTGATTTATTGGTTAATACCTATTTCTTTCAGCCATTTCTGTACATCGAAGCTGGGGCAGGCTTTCGCCGCCAGTTCGTTATGACCCACAATGCGAACATCCGGGAAACGGCGGTGGAAATCCTTCACATACTTCTCCAGCGCCTTCTTCTGACAAGCCGTGCGGGTGTCTTTCGGGGTCTTCCCGTCCCCGGACACTCCCCCGGCATATACGATATGACGGCTCAAACTGTTGTAACCTTTGGCTCCGTTGGTCACTTCCCAAGGGTCCACCTCGGCGTCCTCGTTGTTGTCTACAAGACGTTCCACACCCCCGTTCAGGTGGAACAGGTCGGTATAGCCCACCTGCTTCCAGCCTCTTCCTCCCCGGCACACCGGAGAAGTATGCCATTTGCGGATGTCCGCCGATGACACCTCACGCCCCTCCGGGGTAGCCGTACAGTGAATTACCAGATACTTCAACTTTGCCATGCCTACGCCTCCTGTTTTGCCTGACTGACGGTTATCTTCACGGTCCTGGTCTTGTCGGAGTCCAGCGTCAGGGTGACAGCCCCGCTCTTGTCCTTTCCCGTCGTATTGGCTGCGGCGGAGATACGGATACCGTTATCCGTCGGGGACACGGTAAAGCCCGCAGGGGATGCGCTCACGCTGTACTCGCCAGAGGCGGTCACAGCAACATCCTGGCTGCTGCCTTCCGGCTTGATAGTCACCTCCGTCGGATCGGCGGACAATGTCTTCTCCGCAGGCTTGAATACCGGGGACTTGCGGGTATCCAGAACCACGAACTCTTCGCCGAATGCGATATTCGTATCCGCCTTCATCAGGAGCTTGAAAAAATAAAGCTCGCTGGAGTTCATCCACTTGTCGATCTGAATTACCTCCTCGTCATCCTGGAGGTTCACACCGGCGAACAGGTTGCCGTCAGCCGACGGGGAACAGATGGTGGCCACAATCAGGTCATCGGGCCAGGAGTTCAGCGTCTCGATGGTGATGCCTTTGTAACGCTTCTTGTTCAGGTCGGTCTCGCTTGCATTCTTGTATTCGCGTTCGGTCAGTTCGTTGTCATACTTGTCGAAGTCATCGATGCTCATCAGGATACGCAGGTTCGGATTCTCACGCAACGCTTTGGGGACAGCTGCACGTACCGCCTTCAGTTTGGCAAGCATGCTGGACGTGTCGGAAGGTGCGGACACGACAACAACCTCCGTATCTCTGGCAGCCTGTGTCAGGATGCCGTTAAAAAGGTGGTCGTCATCATCGCCGAACTCACCGTTGATATAATGCCATCCGAGCTCGAACTTCACACTTTTGCTGAGTTCGTCAAGCAGAGTGTTCTGAGCTTCAGGCGGAAGCTCGGAGAACACGAGGTTGCCCTTCGGTTGCCACTTGCGCCAGATATGTTCGAACGCGCGCGGGTTGAAGGTGGTGAACGCCATGAAGTCCTCGGGGTCAAGGGATTTCTCCGAATAGTTGAAATTACCTTTCGAGTCCTCCAGTGTAGGGTTCTCCTTACGTTTCTGCAACATCCTGCCGGTCTTGATACGCGGCAGACTGATTTTCTTCTCCACTCCGGGAATAACCATGATCAGTCCTTTTTCGACAAGGTCATTTCCGGTGGTGGCAAGGGTCAGGATCTTTTCCAGCACCTCGCCGTTGTAATTGGTGTTTCTTACTACTATTGCCATAGTCCGGTTCTATTATTTACGGTTCAACTTTTCCTGAATTTCACGCATGCGCTTGTTCCACGGGCCCTCATTGTCCGGTTCCGTGCGCACATCAGTCATGACCCTGCGTTTGGGAGAGAGCTTCTCCAGGGCCTTTTCACCGTTTTCACGGTCCTTCGCCAGCAGGTTCTCATAAATCGGGCGGGTGGAGGCATCAATACGCCCGTCCTTCTCGGCGGCGTCCAGCAGCTGCTTGCGCGCGGCGGCATCATCCGCCTCCGCTTTGTCCTGGAACACCTTCAGCTCACCCTTAAGGCGGTCGACTTCCGCATTCAGGGAGGGCACTTTGCCGGCTTCCGTCTCCAGAAGCCCGATTTCACGGAGGAAATCATCGTCCGTCGCACAATTCGTGAAGCGAGGACGTTTCTTGAGTTCGTCTAAATTCATGTCATTCTCGTTTTGTGGCTGTTGCAGCCGGTTATTGAATATTTGGAATACCTGTTCGGGAGTACTGTCCTCAGGCACCGGGTCAGCGTCATAAATACCGTCAATAAGCCCAAGCGCCAGCGCTTCATCGGCACGAAGCCAGTGATCCCTGCCGTCAAAATACATCGCGCGGATTTCATCCTTGGCCTTACCCATACGGATGGCATACATCTCGCAAAGGGTATCCTCAAGCGCCTCGATCTCACGGATGCAGTTCTTCATCTCATCCTTGTTGCCGTAACAGCCGCCCTGAACACTGTGAAGCATCAGACGGGCGTAACGGCTCATCTGCACGGGCTTGCCGCAAAGGGCGATAACGGAGGCCATGCTGGCGGCGATTCCGTCCACGTAAATGGTAATGTCGGCCTTGCTGTTCTTCAAGGCATTGAAAATGGCGATGCCCGAATAAACCTCGCCGCCGTTGCTGTTGATGCGCACGTCCACCTTCCCGGTCAGGGCTTCCGCTTCCAGAAGCTCACGGGCGATATCACCGCTGCGCACACCATCGCCATACTCGCCGATGTCACCATAAAGAAGGATGCAGCAGGCATCGGTCCCGGGTATCATATTGAAAAATCTACTCATGTCACTATCGTTTTGGCAGGTCCTTTCCTGCAAAGTTTACGGTGCGAAATTAGGGGGATTAAAAGCCTTTTTCAAACCGCGTTTTCATCATGGAAACTTTAAAAGATTGCCATGACGCTTTAAAATGTCATCATGCGGAGCGTATTTTTTTTCGCTCCTTTTCCTTATCAATTTTGCACGTAAAAAAGGAGGTAACATGGCCGAACTTACAAACGAACAGAAAAAGGCATGGGCGAAAACGCTCTACACCCGAGAGACGCTCACGCAGGCGGAAATAGCCGAGCGTGTGGGGGTCTCGCGGGTGACGGTGAACAACTGGATAGGCAAAGGAAACTGGGAGCAGCTGAAGGCTTCCATAACCATCACACGGGAGGAGCAGCTGAAGAACCTGTACCGGCAGCTGGCGGAACTCAACAACGCCATCATGGGAAAACCGGAAGGGGAACGGTTCCCGAACGCCGCGGAAGCGGACACCATTTCCAAGCTGTCGAACGCCATCAAGAAACTGGAAACAGAAGTGGGGCTGGCGGACATCATCTCTGTATTCTCCGACCTGCTCAAATGGGTGCGGACCTACGATTCCACGCAGGCGAAGGAGATCACCCCGCTTCTGGACGCGTTTGTCAAATCAAAATTATCCTGACATGGCAAAAAAAAGACTCACAACACAGGACAGGCTCGCGCTGGACAACTGGAACGAGCTGGTGGCATCCGTGCGAGAACATTCGGACATCAACCCCACGGACACGGAAACGGAAATCAGACAGAGGCGGGAAAGGCTGGAGAAGAACGATGAGGAGTGGTTCAAATACTACTTCGCCATGTATTGCACATGCGAGTCCGCCGCCTTCCACAAGAAAGCCACCGGGCGGATGATGAGGAACAGCCGCTGGTACGAGGTAAGGGCCTGGTCACGCGAGCTGGCGAAATCCGCACGCTCCATGATGGAGATCTCCAAACTGGCACTGACAAAAAAAATACGCAACGTGCTGCTGATCTCCAACTCGGCAGACAATGCGGAAAGGCTACTGCTGCCGTTCATGGCGAACTTCGAAGAGAACCAGCGGATCATACAGGACTACGGACAGCAGAAAAAACCGGGAGCGTGGGAAACCGGGGAATTCACCTGCATGTGCGGGTGCTCCTTCCGCGCCATCGGAGCCGGGCAGTCACCGCGCGGTACGCGTAACAAGAACTTCCGCCCGGACTTCATCCTGGTGGACGATATAGACACCGACGAGGAGTGCCGGAATCCGGAACGAATCAAAACCAAATGGAAATGGCTCGAGGAGGCACTGATACCGACCATGTCCGTATCGGGAAACTACCGCATCCTGTTCAACGGGAACATCATCGCGCCGGACTGCTGCATCAAAAGGGCCATCGAAAAGGCCACCGAACTGAAGGCGAAAGGAATCGGGCACGTGGATATCATCAACATCCGGGGAAAGGACGGGCTGTCCGTATGGCCCGAAAAGAACTCCGAGGAGGATATAGACCTCTTCCTTTCACTGGTGAGCGCGGCGGCGGCACAGAAAGAGTTCTTCAATAACCCGGTAGTGGACGGCGGCGTGTTCGCGGAGATCACCTATGGGAAAGTGCCGGCACTTTCCAGGTTCAAGTTTCTGGTGATATACGGGGACCCCGCACCGGGAGAGAACAAGACGAAAAAAAGTTCCACCAAAACGGTGTGCCTGCTCGGGAAACTCGCGGGAAGGCTTTATCTGATAAAAACGTTCCTGGACAGGGGGCTGAACGCGGAATTTGTAGAGTGGTACATCAAGCTGCTGGAGTTCGTGGGCGGGAAAACAACCGTGTACTGTTACATGGAGAACAACAAGTTACAGGATCCTTTTTTCCAGCAGGTATTCCAGCCCATCGTGCGGCGGATACGCAGGGAAAGGAAAATATCACTGTACATCACCGGAGACGAGGAGAAGAAAACCGACAAGGCCACACGTATCGAGGCGAACCTGGAACCGCTCAACCGGGAGGGGAACCTGATACTCAACGAGGCTGAAAAGGACAACCCGCACATGAAACGGATGGCGGAACAGTTCAAGCTGTTCAACCTGCAACTGACCTATCCGGCAGACGGACCCGACTGCGTGGAGGGAGGGAACAGAATTATAGACCGCAAGGCCAGACAGTCGGAAAAGCCCGTCATTGTCACAAGGAAAAGCACGCGGTCACAAAACAAGTACAGAGTGTAAACTTCAATACCTATCATTATGAGCAAATTTATAGAACTTTCAGACTACGACGCGAGCATACACCGCGAGATTCTGGACGCACTGACAAGGGAGGACGACGCCGTCGTGGAGATATGCGAGGACCGCGCTGTCGCCGAGATGCGCTGCTACCTTTCCAGACGTTACGACTGTGACAAAATATTCACGGCAACCGGTGACAAACGCAACCAGCTTGTCCTGATGATGGCCATCGACATAGCCGTGTACCACATCTTCTGCATACATAACCCGAGGAACCTGTCACCGCTGCGGAAGGAACGCCACGAAAGGGCCGTCAAATGGCTGGAAGCCGTGGCGGCCGAGGAGATATCGGTGGACGGCCTGCCCCTGCTGTCCGAAGAGACGAGGGCGGCAAAATCAAATTTCCTTATCAAAAGCAACCGTAAACGTGTAAACCATTGGTAATATGAGCAATAGAAAGAAAGGGGCCGGAAAGATAACCCAAAGCGGGAACCTGCCGAGGCCCGGGCAGAAAGGACCCGCAACCATCATACTGACACAGCCCAAAAGGTTCGGTATAGACATAGCGGACTACATGCTCGCGGTAAGGGCTTTCGAGAATGTGGACTACTCCAGACGGTTCAGGCTGTACGACCTGTTCAGCGACATACTCATGGACACGCACCTGACAAGTGTCATTGAGAAACGGAAGAATGCCGCACTGGCATCTTCCATAGAATTCCGCAGGAACGGGAAGCCGGACGAGAAGGTGAACAAGCAGATCAGGTCCCCATGGTTCCGGAAGTTCATAGGGGACATCCTGGACGCCAAATTCTGGGGGTTCTCACTCGTGCAGTTCTACCGCAAGGGGGAATGGGTGAACTACGACCTGATACCGCGCAAACACGTCGATCCCGTGCGCAGGCTCATACTGCGACACCAGACGGACACCACCGGGACGTCCTGGGACGAGTACCCGGACCTGTTGTTCATCGGTTCACCCGACGATCCCGGGCTGCTGGTGAAAGCAGCCATCTGGGTGATATACAAACGTAACGACGTGGCGGACTGGGCACAGTTCGCGGAAGTGTTCGGAGCGCCCATCAGGGAGTACACGTATCCCACGGATGACGACGAGGCACGGCAGAAGGCGCTGAACGACGCGGACAGCACCGGAAGCCTGTCGGTTTTCGTGCACGCGGAGGATACGGTGCTCAAGCTCGTGGAAGCCGCGAACAAGACAGGGAGCGCGGACCTCTACGACAAGCTCTGCGAGCGCTGCAACAACGAAATCTCAAAGCTGTTCCTCGGAAACACGCTCACCACCGAAGCATCCGACAAGGGCACACAGGCATTGGGAACAGTACACAAGGACGTGGAGGAGAAAGTGACGCTCTCCGACAGGCAGGACATCCTCGACGTGCTCAACTATGACATGGCCGACATATTCGCAATGCTCGGAATAGACACCACAGGCGGGGAGTTCTGCTATCCGGAAAAGAAGCTTATCGAACCGGAGAAAAAGATGTCCATCCTCACACAGCTGCGCACGAACTTCAACCTGCCGGTGGGGGACGACTACCTCTACGGGGAATTCGGGATCGAGAAACCGGCAAACTACAACGAACTAAAAAAACGTCAGGAGGAGAAAGCGGCGGAAATCGAGGCGGCGAAGGCCCGAGAGACTGAAAAGGCGGAAGAGGATGAACCGGATCCGAAAGAAGAACCGGAACTGGAAAAGCACGGTAAAGGAACACCCAAAGAAAAGAAAAATGCCCTTAAAAACGCGTACAACTGGCTGAAACGTTTTTTCGGGAAAGCCCCGGGGAGAGACGGGGCAGCTTTAGAATGGTGATGAACGACCTCTACAGAATGGAGGACAAACAGGTGGAAACTTTATTCTCGTTCGATGAAGAGGTACTGAAGAAAGCCCTGAAGAACATCTACAGCAAAGACTTCCACCCCCTGACGGAAATCGAGGAGAACCTGTTCGAAGCCACATGGGAAACAATGAACAACGCCACGGACAAGGGGTTTGGGGCACGGAAACCCGATGATCCGGATTATGACTTCTACCGGGAAATCCGAATGAACAACGCCGTGTTCGCGGCTTTCAAGGTACACCGGGCACAAAACGACATGGCAGCGCTACTGCTGGACGAAAACGGCAAATTAAGGCCGTTTGAACAGTGGCTGAAACTCGTCATGCCCATAGCGGACCACCAAATGGTAGACTGGATGCGTACAGAATACGACACGGCAGTCATACGGGCGCATCAGGCGGCCGACTGGAGACAGTTCGAGCGGGAGAAGGATATCCTGCCGAACCTCAAATGGATGCCGTCCACATCCGTACACCCGGGAGCGGACCACAGAATATTCTGGGGAACCATACGCCCCGTCGATGATCCGTTCTGGAACGAGCACAGGCCGGGGGACCGGTGGAACTGCAAGTGTACGCTCTCATCAACGGATGAAGCGCCGACAGCAGTACCGGATGAAAACGGGCAGAACAAGGCACATGACGGTCTGGAAAACAATCCGGGAAAAGACGGCAAACTGTTTTCAGACAAACACCCCTACGTTACTGAAGCGCATCCGGGAGCAAGAAAAGCCGTGGACGCACTGACCAGGCGCATCAACGAGATGATAGCCGAAATGCCAGACAACCTGACGCTGGAGGAAAAAACCGACATTGCCCGCAACAATCTCAAGATAGAAAAGGCACTCGGCGTTACCAAAGGCAAGCCTATGACATACGAACAGGCAAACAAGGGAAAGGAAAATCCGAAATTCGGAAAAGAGGAAGGATACCGCGTGAATTGCCAGACTTGCACCGTGACACACATGCTCAGAAGGTTAGGGTTTGACACCGAGGCAAAACCCAACATCAGACAAAGCGCATACAATGAAATGGCAAAACAAGGTATCACATGGGAAGAACGTTTCCTGAACCGGGACGGAACAAAGCCGGATTATGACTATACCTATAAATGGCAGGTCAGAAAGGGATATCAAGTAATGAACGCAAACCGACTGAAGGAATACTTCAGGGAAAAATTCACAGAGGACGGAATATACGAGATATATTGTGCCTGGAAAGGCGGCTCCGCACACGTGTTCTGCGCGGAGGTGACTGAAGGAAAGACAAGGTTCTTCGACCCGCAAACCGGAAAGGATGATGCAAGCAATTACATACAGAACATGAAAGCCAACTGTGTGGGAGTGATAAGAATAGACAACAAATTGGTAAATCCCAAAATCATGGGACTATTTATCACCAAATAAACGGGAAGAAAGTGCCAGCCCCTCCTCACCGTCCACCAGACGGCAGGACTGGCCGTCGAACAGAATAAAGGCGGGAAGACCGACAGGCAACTCAAAACCATCCCCGTCAACACAGCCCACGGAATAGATGCTTCCTTCAGGGGAACTGGCTGATAAAACAACGGAGTTATAACCGTGGATGTTTGCTAATTCTGACACTTGCTCGGGTATTTCCATAACTCAAAAAGGCACATAAAACGCCTTGTTTGCAAAAGTATAAAATTATTTTTTAAACTCTATAATTTATGGACATAAAAGAATTTTCAAGGCTGATAAATGCCAAACGGAAAGAACTGGATGGTCTAATGAAACGAAAGATGCCGGTTATCGCCGGACGAATGGCAAAAGACCATTTCCAGGACAACTTCCGCCGGGAAGGTTTCGTAAACGGAGGATTGCACCCGTGGCCGAAAGCGAAAAGGCTTTCATCTGGAAGGACGGATGCGGCCGGGAACTACGGGACGCTGCTCTCCGGGAGGGACCACCTCTTCAGCTCCGTCAAGTACGTGCCGACGGACTACCGGGTAAGAGTGGCCAATGACCTCATATACGCGCCCGTCCACAACTGGGGAGGAGAAGTTCATCCGACTGTCACGCCCCAAATGCGGCGTTTTGCATGGGCAAAGTATTACCAGGCTTCAGGGAAGGCTAAAAAAGCCGCCACGGACAAAAGAAAAGGCAAAAAGAAGGGTTCTGCCGCAAATAATGAACCACAGGAGAACCCGGAGGCATTAAGATGGAAAAGACTGGCGCTCACCAAAAAGAAAAAGCTCCGGATAAAAATACCGCAACGCCAGTTTATCGGAGAAAGCCGGGAACTGTCCGACAGGATAACGGAAAAAACAGAAAACGAAATCAGAAACATTTTAAACTTATAAACACATGGAAGAAATATTCATCGCAATCATGGAACGCATCGCCCAAAAGATGCCGGAGCTCTCATACATTGACGAGGATTACGGACAGCTCGAAACCGGAGCGGAAGAGGAACATTACCCGGTCACCTTCCCCTGCGTACTCATAGGGAATACGGAATCGGACTGGAAAGACTTCGGATACGGGGTACAGAAAAGCATGTCGCTTGTCACCGTAAGGCTGGCCGTGGACTGCTACGACGACACGCACTACACTTCAGGTACCTATGACAAAGTAAGGGAACGGCAGATGAAGGCAAAGGAACTGTACAAGGCCTTGCAGGGGTTCCAGTGCACGGAAGACTGCACACCGCTGGTCAGGGTCAAGAACCGGGATTATTCCCTGCCAGGAAACATAAAGGTGTACGAAACGGCTTATTCCTTCACGCTGCATGACGAGTCGGCCATGCAGTAAGGGAAATGTTCATTCCCCCGTGAACAGGGAAAGCTGGACGGCTGTCAGGCGGGGTTTCTTAACCTTCGGGACGGGCTTCACCTCAAGGTCCTTCAGTTCCCGGCACTTACGGCGGATAATGGCCATAATGCGTTCCTCCGAAATAAAGAACTCCTGACGGGACAACACCTTCAGGGCGTCGTCAAAGCGCAGACGCTGCACCTCCGTCCAGTAATAGTAACGGCGGCACAGGGCTTCATCACGAAGTTCTATCAGGTTCTTGTCTCGTCCTTTGGCCATAAATAAGAGTTATTTACTGCAAAATTAGGCATTTGGCATATCAGGAAAAAGAAAAACGCCACAATCACAACGGATGCGGCGTTTTTTCTGTTTAGAGTGTGAACAAAATCACATGGTCAGCAGTTCGGTATCATCCTTACCGGGAACAAACGGTTCGATACGGGTAATCACCTTGCTTTGGACCTTCACACGTCCGCTGCCCAGGCAGACGGGACAGTTGCAGGAGGAAGAAGCCCCGTCCCGGTCCGTGTAAAAAATACGTCCTTTGCCCTCACAGCGTTTGCAAGCCATCACGTGTGGTGCGATATTCTTTGTATTTTCCATATCACAAACGACAGAATGAAGGTTCGATACGGCGCCAGACACCGTTCTCGTCACGCTTGTGGAAATAGTAGTTCACCGCAGTCTTGTACACCACATTGCTCTCACGGAAGAGGTCCATGATTTCGGTGTATTCGCTGTCGAAACGGTCCTCAAGTTCGTACAGCTTGCTCACCGACTTGTAGTCCAGATCACCCTGGCGGTTACGCTCGATCATGGTCATGCCGAGCTGGTACATCGGGTCATCGGTGCCAAGTTCCCGGCTCATGGCGTAGCGCTTCAGGTAATCCACCAGACGTTCGGCGGCGAGGTTGGCACGTTCATCGAAGCTCTTCACCTTGTTACTCCTCACTTCCAGCTTCATGTCACCGTCCACGATGGTGAAACTCGCCTGGTCATCCTTGCGGAGCTGGCCGTAGTCACGCATCAGGTCGCGGAAAGAGGCGGCTTCCTTCTCTACCCAGTCACGGAAGGCTTTCACGTCATCCACGACCGGAAACAGCCTGTTCTTCACTTCAAGCATGAACTGCGCACGGAGGCCCTCATAGGCATCGCGCCGGTTACGCTTGTTTTCCTTCTCTTCCTGCTGGAGCTGTTTCAGCAATTCTTTTCTGTCCTGTGCGGACAAGCTCTTTAACTGTTCTTTCAAGTCCATAACTAAAAAATTAAATGGTTGTTACTGTTGTTTATTCTCACATTTGCGGCGGATGGCACGTAGCTTCACCTGTAACGTGTCCAACGCCTCACAGTCAAGTTCTCGGAACTCCATGCCGGCGATACGGCTGTCCCGGCAGAAAGCGTTCACCCGATCCCAGTCGGCCGTATCGATGCCCAGCAGCTGCATCTGGTGAAGCACCGCCGAACGCTTCTGACGGAGAATCTTCCGGAGCTCCTCACGGTAAGTGGGCGGCACCAACTTCTGCATGGCAGACACAGCGGCACTGTATTCCTTCAGCGTCATGTCACGAAGGCTTGTGGTCCGTCCCTCCGTGTACTGGGAAACAATGCTTTCCTTCAGTGCGTCACGATCCGATGTCGGAAGGCGGTTCAAAAGGCTGTAAAACGCCGAGTAATTCTCGGGCTTGTTTAACCGTTTACGGGTGTTGATGTCTATCTGCATGGTAATGTTATTTCTTTTTTAAAAGTTTACCGCATCTGATACAATACTCTCGATAATGTTTAGTGTGATATTTATTAATATGCTTACTTCGCTTTTGACCACCTTTTCTCTTCATTCTGATATATAAAGTATTATTCCATGTAACTCGATAAGGCATGTGTCCACAAAAGAAGCATACAATATGTCCCCAAATATTCATTTTTGTTCTGATTTGAGCCATACGGCAGTTTAGGCCTGCCGCATGGCAGAATATTAATCAACTATAAATTCGGTTATGTTGGGAATTACTTGAATCCCTTCCATTACCTCTACACTTGTAGGAGTGACAATTGCAGTTACATGAGGATGATAGTTTTCGCAAAGATACTTTATCAATGGCTTTGCCGCCTCTTTCAGTTCTTCAAACTTCCTTTTGTTTTCTTGAATATCAGTTTCCATATTTCGTATTTATGGGTTTTACAAAGCCGCCCAAGGCTCATTTCTTATTTGATTTGAATTAATAACACTTTACGCAAAATAACCCCCTTGGAGTATTATAACATCCTTCGCCTGATTCAAACACCTTACCACATTTCTTACATCTTGGACGGGTGTCTATTGGTTTCAGTGCTTCATGGTAGGGTAAGCTTCCGGTGTTGGGTATGCCTTCAACAAATATCTCTTCAAGGCTGATACCCTTTTCTTTGGCTTTATCACCTGCTGCTATTACAATATCTTTCCACGAGTTAAATGACTTGGTTAAATCTCCTTCATCGTAACCATACCAACGTTCAGGGTCTTTATCTATTTCTGTTTGAGTAATAGAGCGGTAAAGTTCTATATCATCACCAGCTATTATTTGTAACGTCCCATAAAAATGTATAGCTTCGAAGCTAATTCCTCTAAATGTAGTTATATTTACAATTGCTTTCATGATTTAACTTCTTTCGATTTTGCTCCACATTCATCAGTTCATACTCAAATCTCCACTGAACGGAATAGTATTAATGTCAGCCTTTCTCGTGTAGGCCTGCATAAGCCCCACGGAAAGCAGCATATAGGCATTCTTATTCGCTTTGGCAACCCCAGAAATAGAGCCGATAATATGTTCAGTCTTGCCGGTAATGATTGAGCAGGCTATCTGCTCAAGTCCGTCCGGATGGTCCTCACTGGCGGCAACGCTCATAAAGACACTAAGATTATTTTCTTTACAAAAGTTTTCCACGTACAAGCAGAGTTCCTTTACTGCCTCTTTCTGTTTTTCTGTAATCATTTCAGTTAAATTTTAATGGTTGATAATATGTTATTTTTCAAGAATATAATCGCACTCAAGAACTTTGACACCACCGTAAAATGTCACTTTGGACGTATCAGTGATACCAAAATGTTCTTTATCCGCAAAAATCATATTTTTCACACCGGACTTCATTTTCCGGATAATGTCCTTAGCCCTTTTATCAGTCCAGCCGTGAGCAGCAAAACCGGCCTTGAACTGGTAAGTGGTCGTTACGGCACCGTTCTGAATCCTGGTGGAAACACTAACGGTACCCACACAATTTTCTATAACTTTCTTCTTTCCCATAATTTATATATTTGAAGGTTTCCAATCCACTGTTATAATCGCATACCTTGTTTTACGCTAATCTTTAAAAGTTAATTCTCCATTCATAAGAAGCGGCAGCATCGAATCTCTAAGTTCGGAAAGAAGCCTATTCTCTTCATTATTTAGGTAATAAATATGCTGCTTATACATATTCATAAAGAAAGGCATGATGCTTGACAATATTTCCTTATCAGTATTCTCAATACAAAATACTTTACTATTGGAAGATTGAATATACTTATTCTCAATAATTTTCTCTTTTACTTCGTAATTCTTGAATGATGCAAAACTTTCATTCATAGCTTTCACTACTTCATTGGATGATTCGCAATCTTTTATAATTTCTGTAAGTCCAAGACGTTCAGCCCATACCTTATTAACTGTCACCTTAATAACATTACGTTCTCTGATGACACGGTTAATATCTGATATTATAGCGTTGAAGTCTCGATGAATAGTTCCTTTTAATTCTATCGGCAGATATGAGCCAATAGTAAGATTGTATCCCTTTTGCTCCAGTTCTTCGATTGAAAGCCTTTTAGAGAATGAATCCTGTTCTTTTACTGTAAGTTCGCATATAGCAGCAATCTGTTCATCTGAAAAAGTATTAAATTCCTTTTTATAGATGCGGTTGTAATGAGAAGCGCCACCTTCTCCACGTTGTTCTCTTACTTCAACAGATTTCATTCCCTCCGCATTAATCAGCATCACATCTTTACTCGTTTTCTTCTTATCAAACAAAAGTATGCAAGTCGCTACAGAGGTAGACTCAAACATCTTTTCCGGCAAAGAAATAGCAGCTTGCAGCCATCCCTTCTCAATAAAGTATCTCCTGCACTCTTTCTCTTCTTTGCTTGTAAGCACACCTCTGGGAAGAATCAACGCACATCTTTCACTCCTTTGCAGGCAATGCGCCACGAAAGCAAAATTACAAGTGTATTTCTGAGGTAAAGCTTTGATTATTTCTTCAGATACAGGAACTTTTAAATTAAATGGCGGGTTGGAAATGCCTACATCAGCTTTTAGAAATTCTGTTTCCGGAAACATCGGACGCTGTATAACTCCATATATTGAACCTCTGATTACCTTATATGAACCGATAATATCACCAGTGAGAATATTCTTGTTTACCACTGTCGCATCAATATTGCGAATACAAAGATTAAACAGAAGGATAGGCAATACATTCGTATCCAATTCTTCGCAAACAAACTTTAAATCCGGATTAGTGCACCACTTTTGAATAGTCAGAGAACCGGAACCAGCGCAACAATCGTACACAACTTTCTCGCATGGTGTATAGCTAAGAAAAGCAACCAGCTTAGAAAGAGATACAGGTGTATAATCTTGTTTCTTTTCCTTTCTGTCTGCGTGGTAGAACTGATATACCCTTTGCATCCAATCTACAGTCAAATCAGGGCATAACTCTTTGTACTTCTCAAAATACAAAGTGGGATTCTGAGAAAACAAAGCAAACATAACCTTATCAGGCAGTGTAGTAATGCTGCTACATCCGAAGATGTCACATATCTTTAATGTCAATTCTTTTAATTCCATTTGATTCCTTTCTATTCTATAATATTCCTTTCTCATGGCTCACTTGTTTGAAGGTTTCCAGTCCACTGTTATAATCGCATCCAGCTCACCGCTGCCGCCACACACCGGGCAGGGCACATGCACGTCCTCGCGGCTGCCCTTCTCCGTTCCCCAGAACCAGCCGTTGCCCTTGCAGTAACCGCACTTGTGACCGGTACTGACGAAGTTCTCACGGTTAGGCCCCTTACACATATAGGCGGGAGGACAAATCTCCAGCTGTTTCTTTATCCTGCTCATGCCTGGCCTCCTTTCTGTTTCGGTCCAGCCACATTCCAGTAGTCATAGGCGCCCTTCTCCCAGATCGTGTATTCACCAGTGGAACCCTGATAACGTCCCTTACTGAAGGCGACGTAGCCTTCCACCCATATCTTCAGGTCGGCATCATACATCACGCTCGTGGCCGCATCGCCTTTAGGATTCTTGCCGCGGGCATGGCTGATGAAAACAAACAGCTTGTCCGGAAACTCCTCCTTCAGCTGGATATAGTCACGGTACGTCATCTGTGTGTATTGGAAGCTGTCAATGATCACGATGTTAAAGCTTTTATGGCGGCGAAGCCTGAGCTTCAAAGTGGGGATGTCCTCCTTGATGAACGCCAGGTGGCGGCTCACCTCGGCCATACCAAAGCGTCGCAGGTTATTCTGGACTGTCAGAGAAGTACCTTCCTCCAGGGAGTTGAACGCCACACGGTCATACTTGCAGAGTTCCTTGCAGAGCTGCATCACGAAAGAGGTCTTGCCGTTACCGCTGTTGCCCCACACGAACCAGCAGCCCCGGACTTCCGGAGTGTCGAAGGCATCCTTCCATTTCCCCTCGAAAGGAAACACGTCATACTTCTTGTTCAGAATGTCCCTGACATTCAAGGCACGCCTCATGCCGGCCTTTTTATTATTCTTTTTCTCTTCTTCCATGGTCAAAACAGTTTTAATTGCCGGATATTGTCAATTCGGTCAAGCACGGCCTGCCGTGCAGCACCCCGCATCTTCTTATGGCAGAGCATCCAGCCGAGTGCCCACAGAAGGGCATTCTCACGGGTGGAGAACTGTCCCCATTTACGTCCCGGATTGAAACCGGCACCGGAACTGTTCACCTGCATGTGTACACCGGCAACCCACCAGCCGTCCTGCTGTCCCACAAGGGCGTCCAGGTAGTCGCGACCATTCCGGTAAACGGTCACCGTCTCATATTCAGTCAAGACTGGATAATCGCTCCAGGGAGCGGGAAGCTGGTCGCGGCCGTCGATTTTCAGGTATTCAAATTTATTTTCCATATCCTTAAAATTACGTTTGAACGGCATTTGAACGGGGGTCATTCCCCCGTCATCCGTTTTACCTTATGAATGGATTTCTTGACGCGGCGCAGGTCAAAATCACAGGCGGAAGCCTCTTTCATGACATAATCGATGCCTTTCCTGTCAGTCACCCCGTTGGCCGAACAGATGGCGTACACATCCCGCTCGTCAGTGGGCTCCAGTGCATAGAACTTACGTCCGATACGGCTGTAAAATTCCTTGTAACCCGGTTTCTGGTATTTAAGCCCGTTGCTGATGCGCTTGGCTATATAGTCGGTACTCAGGAAGACCACGCCGCATTTTTCCTCCAGCTTGTTGTACAGGCTGATAAAGTAGTGGAATACCGGTTCGGTAAGCTTGTCGGCTTCGTCAAATACAAGGAGCGGAGCGTCCATCTGGATAATGTCGTCAAGGATAAGGCTCCAGACCTCACGGATATTGCAGCCCTCCGTGCGTATGCCGACCGTGCGGGCTATCTCACGGACGAAATCACCTTTCTTCATGTCCTCGGAACAAAGGATATAGAAAACTTCCCTGTGTTCCTGAAGATAACTGCGGGCGGCGGTACTCTTGCCGCAACCGGCTTCCCCCGTCACCCAGGTGACATTGCGCCAGCGCTGCGCATCGGCAAGCACTCCGGTGATCTCCTGATAGGCACCGGTCTCCACAATCTGCCAGCCGGTAGGATTGACGCTCCCGACCTGTGAGGCTATATTGCGGAACATCTCATCGCTGATATTCTCATAACGTCCGTTCAGAATGTTGCTCACCGTTCCGACACTTGTGTTCTTAAGGCTGCCGGCCGCTTTGGTCTGGCTCGGATATTTTGCCACATAAGCCCTCAGACTCTCGCTGATGGCATCCTTGTCTTCTCTTTTCAATTCACTCATATTTTTCTTATTTAAAATTTCCTGCTATAATTTTCCTACCACTTTGCGCACACTCACTTCTTTCTTCCCGAGCTGGTCCCAGGTAATGTTACTGATTACCTTTGTGGAACGTCCCAGGACAACCTCTTCCGGAGGCCGGCTGTATTTCTTTGTGCGGCGGTCTATCTGGCGCTGCACCTCGGCCGTGACACCTTTCAGGTTGGGGCTGCGCAGCCCGTGCTGTTCAGGCGCAACCCCATGCTCGTATTCGATGGACTTGGCTGCGACCTGACGTTCGATTCGGTCATGGACGTTGGCCTCCTGTTCCCGGCGTATGAACGCCGCCTCACCCTCGGTCTGGTCTTGGATTGCGCGATGAACCACCATGTACGGTTCGGCAACGCGTTCGAAGCGGAGAGCACCGCCCTTGTCTTTCCAGTACAGCCGGACGCTGCTGAAATCATAAGGGTCATACTTGACATAGAACTGCCTGTAGGTATTACGGCGACGCCACTCATGGTCAGGAACACCGGGGGAGGAATAGACCTCGTAGGTGCGCGGCCTGCCGCCGACAGTGAACTCTATGCCGGCAGAGGTGAAAGTGCTCGGCCGGGAGGTCATAACCCAGAAGATGTCCACCATGTCACGGGCGGTCACCACTTCCGTGTCCTCGTTTACACTTGTATCGTACATCTCTATCCGGGGGATGCCGGTAACAGGATGCTTCATTTCGTTCCACTCCCGGCGTGCCTCGACATATTTTGCCTTCAGCTCGTCGAGAGTATAGAGCCGGTCCCTGTTGGCCTCGATGAACTCAAGGTTCGGGCGGCTGGAATCTTTTCTGGCAGTGATATTCTGTCCGGTAAAGCCCCAGTATTTGTGCAGGACCTGGCTCTGAAAACGCCCGAAAGCGGATTCTATCGTCTTGGACTGCCCGCTGTAAGGGGCGGTGGGACGGTGGATATGGCTGATCTTGTCAAGCAGACCGTCGGAGACACGTTCAAGCTTCTTATGACCGCCCTGGTTGTCATGGACCAGCTCGTAAGGCTTGTGCCCGCTTGTCTGGAGCGCCATGCGGTAAGCATGATACTGCGCCTCATAATCCTCGTTCTCGCTGATATGGAAGCCGAGCAGGACTTCACTGTAGGCATCCATGACCTCGTACACCCCGATGGTGCGGACCTTGCCGCCCTCATCCCGGTAATAAAGGTTCAGTTTGGTACCGTCACCGTACCACAGGCTGTCACGGCGGCTGGGGAGTTCGGTCTTATGCTTGCGGCCGTAACGCTGGTGGGCCTTCATTTCACCGTAAACCGCATCATACCATAAAGGCTCTATGCGGGGGCTGCTGAACCATGAACGGAGACTGCGCGGGCTTTTCAGGGCCTTCCACCCGCGTGCGGGGGCTACCCGGTTGTATTCCTCGAAAATCTGCATGTCGGTATAGACCGGAACACGGCTGCGTTTCAAGGCGACAAGGAAACGCCCGGGTTCCTCATCTATTTTCAGGGTGTTGCTGTTTCCATATTTGCCGCTCACAAGTACACTGTAGTTGTCGGGGCGGAACTTGTTTATCAGGGCCTTCAACCGGCCCACACTTCCCGGAAGGCTATGCCCGTACACCGGACGCCACTCCTCACTCGTGACAAGCAGAAGCTCCCAAAGGTTGCGGCGGAAACCGGTCAGCTTGTTATTGGATGAACTCAAACGTTTGAACTCTTCCATCAGCGCGTTCAGTACCGAAGCGTTCCAGGTGTATTCTTTCTTCACATCCTCGGGAAGGGCGACCAGCTCACCGTTCTTGTCATAACGGTACTCCTCGAAAAAGTTCTCGGCCTTTTCGTCTCTCTTCACTATGTTACGGATAATTTCTTCTCGCATCTGTTTCTCGGGCTCGCCATGGCGTTCAACCCAACGTTTCTTGTACTTCTCGGGAAGGGAGGAATAGGCATACAAAGCCGGATTATTTTCACCGCCGCCACGAGAAACGACATCCAGTTTTTCCCGGGACAGCTGGCTGTTCAATGTTCCTTTGGGCATTATATCCAGCAACTCTTTGTAAGTTACACACAATATATTATCAAAGTATTCCATCTCCCAAATTAATTATCAATCCTCCAAATTATTCAAAGGGACATGCTTCTTCAGCAACCGTACGGAATTCCCGAAATTCAACACCAGGAAAAGCTCCGGTAGCGGGTGGATAAAAAAGACAGTGAGCAAAGCCGCAAGACTCAGACAGAAGTAAAGCACGCAAAGGCGTTGCCTCCGGCTCAGACCGGCGAACTTGCGCAGCTCGTCACCGAATATATCAAGCAGGTCGTTTTTCATCACAATCAGACTTTTGAGTGTCCACACCGATTTCAGTACCACCACGCTCAAGGGCGAGTTTACGGATGGAACGCGCAAGTCGGCTGTTCTTGCGAAAGGCAAGTGCATGGCTAACCATTACATTCGTACATCCTATCAGTTCGGCGATCTTGTTCACCTCACCGTATTCTACCACAATTCTTCTTTTCATACTATCTAATTATTTAAATTATCATAGAGGGCAGTCGCGGACTCGAACCGCGGACCATGACCTCTCCCTTGCGGGAGTTTGGTGTGTTCTACCAACTGAACTAACCGCCCGAGAATATTATAAAAGTTCCTTTATCGCATTCTCCGGAACACATATCACAGTCCAAACCTGGCCGTCTTTCATATAATCGACATCATATTCACGACCGAAAGTACAAATGTTATAGTCCCAGTCTCGGATTACACCATCGATGACCTCACCGTTCCTTTTGGTGATTCTCACACTTTGTCCCTTTTTAAATTTTGCTTCCATTTTGCTTCTTCTTAAATTCTCATTGTTACTTCAAGCCTTTTTTGTAGCTTTGGAGCGTGTTTAAACTTTAATCACGTGGCAAATATAAATCATGTTTCGCAAATTGCAAAACAATACGCGAAATAATTTCGCAAAATATAAAAAGTAATGAATAAAAAAGAAAGATTAGAAGCTATTATAAAGCATTATAGCGATGGAAAGCCTTCTGTTTTTGCAAAGTTAATAGGGGTTGCTCCCTCAACTATAAGCTCGTGGCTGTCGCGGGATACACTTGATTACGATCTTTTGTTTGCAAAATGCGAAAATATATCATCGGAATGGCTTTTGACTGGTAGAGGAGAGATGATTAACATACAAACTTCTACTTTTAATAATCAAACTACCTTGCCTCAAAAAGAAGGTACAGGAATAGAAGACAAACTATTAGCAATTATAGCTGATAAAGATACCACTATCCGAGAGATGGCAGAAGAAATAGGGATGCTCAAACAAACAATTACACAACTTAAACAGGACAAGTCGGGGCGTGTTTCGGATGCAAGCGATTCTACAATTGCCAATGCCGTCTAAAACGTGTTTTACGGGGCAAAGGGGGTAAAAAGTAGTAAAATATTGATTATTAAAGCAATGGATTAAAATACAGGGGAGTAAATAAATATTCCCAATATATCATTTACCCCCTACAATATTATAAAAATAGATAAATACTAAATAAGAAAAAGATATTTCCCCGCTTTATTAGAACAAAATAGATACAAAAATGAATAACCAAATGAATAACCAATCAAAACATTTCGTTTTTGTAATAGCCTAAATGAATAACCAAATGAATAAGCAAGTGAATAACCTTTCCTCTTTTTAAGGAGTTCAAAGCGTTCAAACGGATAAATACAGCTTTCTATCATAGTTTGACATTTATAAAGACACAAAAAAAGCCGCAAAAAGCGGCTTTTAATACGTTCTAAGGCTGTTTTAGCCCTTTCTGGTAGTCTTTATCAGGTGTGACTGGATAATCATCGCACGTTTCGTGTATTTTACGGCTCCATCAGTCAAACCAGCATGCAACAGACTGCTTTTGGTGATGCCAACCCGGTTCTCGGTCAAAGTATCAAATATAGCAGAAATACTGCCGAAATAGAGGTTTTTCTTCTCATAAATCAAGTGCACATGGATAACTTTAGTCAT